GTATAATAAAGGCTATTACAAAAGGAGATACAATGCCAGCAAAAGTGAAATACTTAAATAACAAAGATTTACTTAAACAGATACATCTAAGCAAGATGTCTTTCTGTTGGGTTAAGTCACCACAGTATGATTATCCTGACGTTATAATTGATTCTAATGATAGTATCACCGATGAAGTTATACTGACTGCAAAGAAAAATCAAGCAGGAAAAATAAAAGATTTAGCATATCAACAAGCGGTTGCTAATTACGACGGACCTGCAAACAAAAAGCCTAGACAAAAAGATTTTTTAGTTGAGCCTGAATCCATACCTGATGAAGATATAACTGTTAGAAAAATGACGTTTGAACACATTCCATTAGAGCCAGGCAGAAAAAAGAATCCTAGAAACGAGTCAGAAACTAAATCAAAGTGCAACTTTCCGCCATTTAAACATTATGGATTAATAAATGGTACATGGGAAGAGGTTGCCAGGAGCCACTGGAAAGGTGGTCCTAAGAGCGGAAAGTTCTGTGTTGACCATGGCAGTATCACAAATGAGTTAGGCAAAATGTATTTAAAACTCGTAGAAAGGTATAGTCAAAGATCAAACTGGCGTGGTTATACTTATGTAGATGAAATGCGTGGACAAGCATTATTACAACTTGCAATGATTGGATTACAGTTCAATGAAGCAAAATCAGATAATCCGTTTGCATATTATACTGCCGCAATTACAAACAGTTTTACAAGAGTGTTAAACATAGAAAAGAAAAATCAAAACATCAGAGACGATATTTTGATCGACTCTGGGCACTTACCGAGTTATGGCAGACAGATTCAGCATGAAAATGAGATGAAGGCTTTGAGAGACGAAGCAGATAGTACTGAATCGGATGCTTAACTATGGCAGATAATTTATTCAATAAAGCCGCGGTCTTTACAGACATACATTACGGCTTGAAACAAAACAGTCATCAACATTTAAAAGATTGTAATAATTTTGTTGATTGGTTTATCACAGAAGCGAAATTACGAGAAGCAGAAACATGCTTCTTTTTAGGCGACTGGCATCATCATAGAGCAAGTGTAAATGTTGCAACACTTAATGCAAGTTGGAAAGACCTTAAAAAATTAAATGACGCATTTGACAAAGTGTATTTTATCACAGGTAACCACGATTTATATTACAGAGACAAACGTGAACTCAACAGTATGGAGTTTGCCAGAGACTTAGACAACTTTGTTATGGTTGATGAGTTATTTGAAGAAGGCAACGTTGGTATTGTACCGTGGCTAGTTGAAAACGAATACAAAAAAGTTGCAAAGATGAAATGCAAATACATGTTTGGTCATTTTGAATTGCCTTTCTTTAAAATGAATGCAATGATTGAGATGCCTGACCATGGTGGCATAAATGCATCTATGTTGCGTAATCCAGATTATGTATTTACAGGACACTTCCACAAAAGGCAATATGACGAAAACATACATTACATAGGTAATGCATTTCCACATAATTACGCAGATGCAGGAGACAACGACAGAGGCTATATGTATCTTGAATGGGACAAGGAGCCTGTGTATGTTAATTGGCCTGAGTGTCCTAAGTATGTTACTTGCGGACTTGTTGAATTAATAGATGATCCTGCAAAATATCTAGATGCATACACTTATGCTAGAATCAAATTAGATGTTGACATCAGTTATGAAGAAGCAACGTTTATCAAAGAAAACTTTATGGACAAATACAAGTGTAGAGAAATACAACTTGTACCAATAAAAGAAGTCGAAGAAGAATACGAAGCCGGCGAAATATCATTTGAAAGTGTTGAACAAATTGTTATTAGCCAATTACAAACCATAGAAAGTAATACAATTAACACAGAAAAGTTAATTGACATTTACCAAAATTTATAATATATGCTTAAATTAAAAAACATCAGTGTAAAGAATTTCATGAGTGTTGGAAACAACGTTCAAGGTGTACGTTTCGACGACAAAAACTTAACACTAGTTCTAGGTAATAACTTAGACTTAGGTGGTGACGGTAGCAGAAATGGTACAGGTAAAACTACTATTATCAATGCACTCAGTTATGCATTATATGGCGAAGCATTAACAAACATCAGACGTGATAACCTTATCAACAAAACAAACGGTAAGGGCATGATTGTTAGTGTGGACTTTGAACTTAATGGTGTTGAATACCGTATAGAAAGAGGTAGGCGTCCTAATGTGTTACGTTTCTTTGTTAACGGCACAGAAACCGAAGACCAAGAACAACAAGGCGACAGCAGAGAAACACAAAAACACATAGAAAAAATAATTGGTTTTAGTCATGAAATGTTCAAACACATTGTTGCACTAAACACATACACTGAACCTTTCTTGGGTATGAAAAATAACGATCAGCGAGACATGATCGAGCAACTGCTTGGTATACAGGAATTATCAGAAAAAGCAGAAACACTCAAAGAAAAAATGAAGGACACTAGAGACAGTATCAAAGAAGAAGAAATTCGTATTAATGCTATCAAAGATGGCAATACTCGAATGGAAAAGAATATCAAAGAAATAGAAAGCCGCAGTAAGGCTTGGGAAGCCAATAAGAAAGCCAAACTATCTGAAATGGCTGATGCATTAGAAGAATTAAATGAACTAGATGTAGATGATGAGATAGCAAAACACAACACACTTGTCGAAATAAAAGATCACGAAGCAAACTTAAATGTCCTAGTAAGTAATATAACTAACACAGAAAACAGCATTAAAAGAAGTAATACTAAACTGCAAACACTAGAAGCAAATCTATTAAAGGCAAAAGAAGGTGTATGCCCTGCATGTGGGCAAGATACAGCACATTTAGACACACACGAAGAATATACGGCCGATTTAAACACCGAAATAACAGAAGAAAAGACATATTACGACACACTTGTCACTAAAGAAAAAGAGTTAAAAACAGGCGTAGAAATGCTAGGCCCTGTTCAAGAACGCCCTAAAACCTTCTATAGAACATTAGAAGAGGCCCTTACACACAGAAATAATGTGGATAATTTAATACAAAGTATCACAGACAAGAGCAATGAAGAAAATCCTTATGTAGAACAAATAGAATCTATGAAGGAAACAGGAATACAAGAAGTCAGTTGGGATATTATTAACGAACTTACAGCACTAAAAGATCATCAAGAATTCTTATATAAATTGCTTACCAGCAAGGACAGTTTTATCCGTAGACGTATTATTGATCAAAACATTGCTTACTTGAATCACAGACTAGCACACTACTTGAATGCTATTGGCTTGCCGCATGATGTTAAGTTTAACAGTGACCTCAGTGTAGAAATAACTGAGTATGGCAGAGACTTAGACTTTGATAATTTAAGTAGGGGTGAACGTAACAGACTTATACTGAGTTTGAGTTGGGCATTCAGAGACATATATGAAAGTCTTAATCACCCAATGAACTTCTTGTGTATTGACGAACTTATTGACAGTGGCTTAGATGGTGTTGGTGTAGAAAATGCATTAGGCATACTCAAGAAAATGAGCAGAGAGCAAAACAAAAACATCATGCTAATATCACACAGAGAAGAACTTAGTGGTAGAGTAAATGATGTGCTGTATGTAATCAAAGAAGGTGGCTTCACCAGTTACAATACAGACACAGAATATGTAGGAACTTAATGAGCGACTGGACCTATAACGGAGAAGTAATAGACAACTTACCAGAGGATTGCGAGGCCATTGTATATCTAATCACTAACAAACAAAACGGCATGAAATATGTTGGCAAAAAATTAGCCAAACGCAAAGTTACTCGCCCTCCGCTCAAAGGCAAAAAGAACAAAAGACGCAGTACAAAAGAAAGCGACTGGAGAGACTATTGGGGTAGTTCAGATCACCTACAAGCAGATGTAGAAAAATTAGGTGAAGATCAATTCACCAGAGAAATACTTTACTTCTGTGCCAGCAGAGGCATAGCCAGTTACTTAGAAGCCAGAGAGCAATTTGAAAGAGAAGTGTTGCTCACAGACGATTACTACAACGGAATCATCAACGTTCGCATAGGTGGTTCAAAAATACTCAAAGAAAACGTCAAGCCGCGATAACTATTTAACGAACAGACCAAGGCACAACATCACGGCACACCCGGCACACACATAGGTCCATGCACCACCCCATCGAGGCTATTAATATCGATTTCCCTGACAATCCGGCAATGGAAACACCCGGTGCGAGATTCTGGAATGTATGGCGTTAAATGAAATACAGACAAACGACAAACAGTATTAAATGATCAGGCTCTGAGAAAAGCAACCTGCAGTCAATATAACTGAACTCTACCAGGTTATATTGGTTTCCGTGAGATTCGTGACAGTAGTGTATGAGGGGATAAGGCTCACCACCTCTTTATAGCACCTGGGTTAGAGA